TGAAGCACCTGAAATATTAGCACATAAAGAAAAAGAACCCACACCTGTATTGTCTGCTCCAGATGTATTTGCAGCACCTACTGATCTTCCAATTACTGTATTATTTCCACCAGATAAACTTCCACTAGATAATGCAAGATCACCTAAAGCTACATTACCTGTACCTGTTGGATAGTTACCATCTAATTTTATTGTACCACCATCAACTACAAAGTTTCCTGTAAGAGTTAATCCTCCGCCTGGAGCTAAACTTACACCTGAAGGAATAGTAACCGTATCACCAGAAGATCCTAGTGTTAAGCTTGTACCTGATTGAGGTAATATAGTATCTACTTCTATTCTACTCATTATATAACTACCAACGTTCCTGTTATAGTTTGTGTTGCTGTTATAGTAACAGGTCCTGCTAATACTCCAGAATCAATTGTTTGATCTTCTGAAATTGTAGAGTTATGTGTTACTACATAATCTGTTGCTGTCATAGATGGAGATATAGCTCTAGCTGCAGGTAAAGTACAAAAAACTGTTTTTGTTCCCGCTGAAAGATCTACTGCATTGTCAGAATTAGAAGAAGAAATAATTGTATCTCTAGATAAAGTATCAGGACTTGCATCTGTTACAGTTCCAATACCAACTTCAAATTCAGTGGTTCCGTCATTAGAAATAGCATAGTAAGTTCGTTTACCAGTACCAATTCCTGATACAAAAGTTTCAAAACCAGTTTCTGCGCCAGCTAGTGAAATTGTTCCAGTTCCAGTAGTAGTAGATGTTTCTTTAACTCTATCATTTACTATCAACGCTGCCATTAATTTAACCTCTATTTATTACGCATCACCTAATCTAATTATCGCAGCAGAGTTCGATGCAGCAGGGAAGGCAACTGTAAAGTCACCGTTAGTAGAAGTTTTATCACCGCCAAAGTCTAAAACTAAAACTGCTTCATTAGAACTATTTTTATATATCAAACCGTATCTTGCAGTGATTGTAGCTGACGTCCATGTTTCGTTGTCAAAATCTACAAAAGCAATATTACTTGATATAGCTACGCCTAAATTAGTTAATGCCTGACCTCCAGCTGAATAGCCTGTTCCAGATACTTCATTACTATTACTGTATGATGAAGTACTTGTACTAAAACTAGCTGAAGATGTATACAATGCTAAATAAAAGGTACTACCACTGTTTCCAGAAGTATCAAAACTGAATTTGCCTTTTAAAAGATCTGTTTTAAATGAGTCAGGTACTACATTAGCCATATTTTATCTCCTTAGTATTTTGATGGTGATTCAGATTGCATCCCAGTTCTAATGACCCCATCTTGCCATTCGTCCCGACGTCTTCTACCTTGTTGTTCAATAGAGTACGATTGTAAAGCTCTTTGATAAGCCTGTTCATAGTATTGTAGCATATCTCCAGGGCCTTTCAAGTATCCATATGCTTCTACCAGACAACAGAATAAAAGTAAATCTTGATATTTATTACTTGTATAAGTTCCATTTGTACTTGGAGGAGTAGTACCTGTTGAAGTAGTAATACTCTCTGGTTGTTTGATATAAGCCATAGTTATTTCATAAGTACTATCTGGTGTAGGTGATACCACCCAATTACTAGCATCCCAGTTAGCATAATATTTTGGAATTCCAGATTGAGTTGCTGGAGCATCGTAATACTCAGACATAAAACTAGTATCTCTTTTTTCTAAAAATACTTGTTTATTACTTGAATCTTTTAGTTGAATATATCTAATTATTCTTAAATCAGTTGGTATTGTTACATATCTACTACCTGTAACTAAATTAGATGTAGCATAAAATCTATTATCATCAGAATCAGAATCTCTATAAATTCTGTTTTCTGCATTTTTAATAATAGTATTTAATACGCCAGTAGAAAAAACTGTACTATCAACTTCAGTATAGTTTCTAATATCGTCTTGTAAGTTTGTTAAAATATAAGCCATTATGGTGTTAGAGTAACTGGTCCTGCAGTTACGAACATTCCTCCTGATTTTTCTGTTACAGTTGCATTACTTCCGCAATTGAAACTATAACTGTTTGTATCTACTACTGTTATACTAAATCCTGATGTATTTTCAAATAAAGAAAAAACCAGACCTCCGGGACTTCCATTTACATTTCTAAATACAACAGTATCATTTGTTGATCTTCCATGTGCTGGTTCAGTAACATTTACTGTAGGAGAACCAGATGTTAAACTTAATGGATCTCCTGGTAATAAATTTTCTGTTGCAGGTTCAGTTCTATCTGGTCTTGCATTAGATAATCCTTGTGGATCACCTGTAAATCTTGTTGGTTGAATCTGTGGTTGTTTAGCTTCAAATTCTGATGTGTGTACAAAACTACCATCCCATTCAGTTAGCATTTCTTGATAAGGAAATGCCATACCTGATCTATCTGATATTGCTTGTGCATATTTTCCTCTAGATAATTTTGCCATTAGATACCTGGATAATAAGTTTTAGGTGTTATAAAAGAACTAGAAGAAGATCCATCTTCTGCTAATGCTCTTTGTAATTCATCTTCATATAACATTTTTAATGCTTCAATTCTTTCAGGAGAAAATTTTACAGCTAAATAATAAGCAAGTCCTGCTACCATACAAGGTACAAATCTGTAAGGTACATCTGCATCATTACTATAGCTTCCGGCATCTTGAATTCTTTTTACATAGTAGTAATTAAAAAAATCTCCAGCTTCAGAAGTACCTGGAGTTAAGTATAAAGTAACTGTTACTTTATCTATAAATCTTTGGACAAAATATTGTGTAGGTTGTCCTGTAGAAGTTTTATTTGATAAAGCTTGATAAGTTGATCTACTTATTTTTGTAAGGGGCGTATCTATACTACTAGAATTTCTATAACTAGCTTCTAAAATATCATCCACACCATAGACAGCAGTTGCACTTGAAGTTCCATCAGATGTTGATCTGAACATTGTATAAACTGCTTGATTATTAACTAATGTAATTGAGTTATTAGCTATTTCCCAATAATGCAAACCTCTGTTTGACCATTCTTGAAACATTATATTTAAAGAACGTCTAGCAGTTTTTAATTGATATCCAGAAACACCTTGTATTCCAATTCTTTCAAAAGATTCTTCTACAATATCTGCAATAGAAAAACCTTTTTCAAAAACTGTAGTTCCAGAAGTAGTATTAGCCATAAGACTACGCTCCTGTTATTGTCAGAGTAACGCTTCCGTCTGTACCAGAACCTTGTGTAAGTGTACCAATTATTCCATTTTCAAATAAAATACCTGAACCTGGAATATAAACTTCTAATCCTTCAGTTCCATATTTGTAAGTAGCTTTTAAATTACCTGAAGCTGCTGCACCTGTTGTAGCTGCATCATGCAAAAGTAAAACAGAATCTGGAGTTCCTTTTGCTTGAATAGAAGTAATTCTAGTTCTAGCTGCTCTCATAACTGAAGCTGCACCGGTATCTTTTTGTAATGTTTTCTGATCTGAATCCATATTATTCTCCTTAATTAATTTTATGTGGGCCCGGAGGCCCACACTAATTATTTATTATGAAAGGTTATTGTTCTGTAAGTAATTAATAGTTACTGTAGCAGCACCTGCTGAAGCATCATTGTTTGCACCATTATAGATGAAACCAATTCTAACATCAGAAGTTCCAATATCTTTCCAGTTTGCACACAATGCAGCTGTGCCCATAGCGATTGAACCTACTGCTGATATGTCCGTATCATTAACATATAAATCAGTATCCGCAGATGAACCAACTTCAAGTATATCTGCACCTGAATCGTTAAACGCAGTTTCTACGTTTACGTCAACAGATACGATCTGTGAGTTTGCAGGAATTACAACACTTGTATCTGTTGCAGTTCCTTCAGTAGCAAAAGTAAATGAAAATGATTGAGACATTAAAACTTGTCCTGTATTTTTAACATCACTTCCAACAGTTGTACCTGTAGTATTTCTTATATTTCCGGCCGTAATAGGTCCAGAAAAGTTAGTTGTAGCCATGATTATTCTCCTAGTTAAATTCTACATAGTCTCTAGGCCGTCGACTATACTG